TATTCAATACATGAAGTTTATTGAAACAAACAAACATTTAAATTGGAGATGTAATTAATGGCGAATGTAAATCAAAATACAGAAATGACATGGAGTATGTATTGGAATCAAATTGTTGAATTAGCAGAACAAGATAGTATTGTTATTTCAGACATTGATAAGGATCGTATTAAAGAGATTAAGGATAAATTCAAATCTCTATGGAAGAAAGGGATTGAGGTTTTTGATGCGTATGAGCGATTAGTGGAAATGTTTTAATATAAATTAATTTGATAGTGTTTAAATGCGTGCAATTATTATTAATTTGATAATTGTGCGTTTTGTTATTTGTGGGAGGTGTTTGTGTCTTATAATTTTAAGGTTAAGGATGGAAAGGAATTGAGTGAATTTGTAAATAAAGAAAAAGTTGAGGATATTGCTAAGTATCCATTTGTTGAAAATAAAGAGCGTAATATTTCAAAAGAAACTTGTGAGCGTTTTGGTGTGCGAGCTTCTGTTAGTGAAGCTGATGGAAAAACACCAACAGCCTATTACTTCCCTTCATACAACCAAAAGGGTGAAATTACGGGGTATACAAAACAGGATATCACTAAACGTAAAGATGAGAAATATCATTGGTCAACAGTTGGGAATGTTTCAATTTCGAATAAGCTGTTTGGTCAAAATGTTGCTGAAAGTATTAATCGTAAGCATACGAATTTCACAGTAAGTGAAGGACAGTGGGATTGTATGTCAATTTATCAAGCTCAATGCTTCAGTGTTTCTCAAACAAAATACGCTGGTCAAGAACCATTTGTAGTATCGATTCCTTTGGGAACTAAGAATGCTGTAGAGAGTCTTTTACACAATAAATCTTTTGTTGAAAGCTTTGATTCGATGACTGTATTTTTCGATGATGACCACTCAACACCAGCAGAACTTAAGAAAGGGATTATGCGTGGAAAAGAGGCTCGTGAAGACGTTGCAGCAGCTTTCATTGGTTCAATTAATTTGTTTTGTGTACAACCTAGAAGTGGTTTTAAGGATGCTTCAGACTACCTACAAGACGTAAATGGGGTATTTAACAACTTCGATGAAGCACAAAAAGAGCTAGCCAAACTTGTCCAATTTGAGCGAAAACCGATGGTTACGGAGAAGATTGCTCACGTTGAAGATATTTCTTTCGATGATCTCTGTGAGCCAATTCCAAAAGGAATTGATATCAAGAGTTTTCCAAAACTGTCTGAGATGTTGTATGGCTGGAGAACTGGTGAGTTGACTGTTGTAACCGCGAGGAGCGGAGCAGGGAAAACAACAGGAATGACTAAGATTGCTGAAGATGCAATTGACAGTGGTGAGCGTTTAGGGTTGATCTACCTTGAGGAAAAGAACAAACAAACACTACAACGTTTTGTATCTTCACAACTCAAAGTTAGTTATAAGAAGTTTAAAAGAAACCCTTTGTCTGTAGCAAGCAAAGAAGACATTGAAACAGTCTACAATCGTTTTAAAGAGAACAAGCAGATCGTTATGCTTAATCATTTTGGCTCACTTCCAATTAAAGATTTGATGTCAAAGATTAAACATATGTATTTTGTTGAGGGTTGTCGATATATTCTTTTAGACCATTTATCGATGGTTATCTCTGGAAGTGAGATTACTGATGAGAGAAAAGAGATTGACATTGTAATGACAGAAATCGCTGCTTTTTGTGCAGCTAATGATGTTGCTGTTATGTTGGTGGTGCATTTGAATCGTCAAGGTAGTAATAATATACAAGCCCCAAAAGGAAAAGAGGATCAACCATTTTGGGTTCAAGTAACAAAAGAAACTATGCGTGGATCGGGTGCATTAGAACAAATTGCTTGGAATGTATTAGGTCTTGAACAAGAAATTCTTCCAGATCGAAAGCGTGGTCGTGTACGATGGGTTGTTCTAAAGAATCGTGAAGGTGGTGATGTTGGTGTTGCAGACACGTTCAAATTGAACGACACTGATTGGACTGTAATACATTACGATGATGATGAATACTCAAACAATATTGTTGATCCAGAAAATAGCGTACCGAAAAATTCTGTCACAATACCTCACGATGGGGATTATCCTGAGTTTTAATCGAGGGCTTGCATAGCCCTCTTTTTCTATGTATAATTTATTAATATTTTAGGAGGGATTACATTGAAAATCTATTGCAGCGACATAGAAACATCTGGATTAACTCACCATTTGATTGAGCAGGGTGTGGATGCAAAACTACACAATTTATGTGTGTTTGATATAGAAAGTAAAGAAAGAAAACTATTTCATGGAGATCAAAAAGACTCAATTTTGAGCTTTCTGGATGATGAAATTATCATGGTTATGCATAATGGGATTTGCTATGATAAAAACGCTTTAAAAATTCTTGGTTATAATGTTGATAAAGTGCATTTCGTTGATACTTTGGCTTTGTCTTGGTATTTGGATTTAAATCGTGACAAGCATGGTCTTGAAAGCTATGGTGAGGAGTTTGGCGTTCCAAAACCAGAAATTAAAGATTGGAAAGATTTGACACAAGAAGATTATGATAATCGTGTATGTGAGGATGTTAAAATCCAATACCTAACATATAAGAAGCTAAAAAGAATGTTTGAGGAGCTTTATGGTGAGCTAAGCGACTATGAGTTTTGCACACATAGAGTTGTTAGATACTTAAATTTCAAGATGGAGCAACTGTCAGAACAGCAAGAAACACGTATCCGTGTAGATGTTCCAAAGGCTAAATCATTGATTGAAAAGTTTGAAGTATTACTGGATGAAAAAGTGACACAACTTGCAAGTGTAATGCCAAAAGTTCCTGTATACGCTAAACATACAAAACCAGCAAAACCGTTTAAGAAAGATGGTAGTTTATCTGCAACAGGTGAAAAATGGAAAGAGCTGACAGAAAAAGCTAAGGTTGATTTTGATTATGATGGTGAGATTAGAACTGTAAAAGGCTATAATGAACCAAACCCATCATCTTCACAACAAGTAAAAGATTGGTTATTTTCACTTGGTTGGATTCCTGAAACATTTAAGTATACTAAAGATGATAACGGTGAGAGAAAGATTCCTCAAATCTATATTCAAGGCACAGGAGGTCAAATTTGCGAAAGTATTGAAAAGCTTGCAGAAGAAAATCCTGATGTTGAGGCTCTTGTTGGTCTTGGTGTGATTAAGCATCGTAAAGCTGTTGTACAGGGGTTCTTGGATAGCTTGATTTTTGGAGAATATATTGAAGCAGGAGCTAATGGTTTTACAAACACGTTACGATTGAAACACCGAAAACCATTTGTAAATCTTCCATCAAGTCGTGTAATTTATGGTGAAGATGTGCGGGGATGTATTATTGCTAGGGAGGGTACAAAGTTTGTCTGTAGTGACTTAAGTAGCATGGAGAATTTGTGGTCTTTTAATTATCAGATGCCTTATGACCCTGACTATGTGATGTCCCAACAATCAGATGACTATGACCCCCACTTAAACCTAGCTAAAGCAGGTGGTTTATTAACAGAAGATGAGGTTAATTTCTTTAAGATTGAGAGTAAAGGATTCCATAAAGATAATTACCCTATGACTGCTAAGTTACAGGAACTTTTAAATCTTCCTGAAGATGAGAAGAGTGCTTTAATCAAAGTTATTGGCAAGAAGCGTGGCATAGGAAAAAATTGTGGCTACGCATTGCAATACTCTTGTGGTGTTCCCACTCTTGCACGTACAGCTAAGATTTCTGAGAAAGAGGCTAGGGTTATCTATAAAGCATATAAAAAACTTAATTGGTCTATCGATGCGATTGCTAAAGATCAGGTGCGTAAAACAGTGTCACATGGAATGTATCAATGGAATCCCTATAGTAAGATGTGGTATCACTTAAAGACTGAGAAAGATTCCTACTCAACACTTGTACAGGGTAGTGGTAGTTTTTTACTTGATGCTTGGTTAAAGCATATTGATAATCTGAAGAAAGAGCATGGAGTTAAGGAGAATATTAAGCTGTGCGCAAATGTGCATGATGAAAATCTTCAAGAGTTTCATGGGGTTACAGAGGAATTTGTATTTAATATTTTTGATGAGGCTCTGAAAAGAGTAAATAAAGCGTTGAAAGTTGAGATTCCATTTGGGTGCGACACACAATTTGGAGATAATTATGCAGCAATTCACTAAGGAGATATTATGAAAGATTTAGAAATTTGGAAAATTTACAATGTTGGTTTTGAATCAACAGGTTTGTTGGTTTCTTCTCATGGGAGGGTAAAAAATATAGAGTGGGGTGATCGCAAGATCAATGACAACGGAAATGGGTTATGCTAAAGTGCCAATAGCAAATACATCAAAATTTAAAACCGTTAAAATGAAGAACTTCTACATTCATCGGATTGTTGCGGAGCTATTTGTCAATAATGTGTGCGAAACAAAGATTCAGGTTAACCATATGGATGGAGATAAATATAACAATCATCACGGAAATCTGGAATGGGTATCTGCTAAAGAAAATATTAAGCACATGCATGAAAATGGGTTATCAAAGAAACGTAGAGAAATTAAGAATATAGTAAAGCTTTCTGATGATGTTATTGTGAATGCATACCTTGCAGTTAAGATTGGTATGCTTGGTGTTCGTGAAAGTGCTGACAAATATGGTATGCCAAGAACAACATTATCAAGTATAATGAACAAGAGATCCAGAACAAATGTTACTGACTTAGTTGATAAATTCTTTTTATTTTAACGTTTGACACGACAAGGATGTTGTATTAATATTAGTTTTAAATAGTTTAACACATATTTAAACATTAGGAGATCAACAATGAACTACATGCTATTAATCACATTTGTATATGCGATGTCTTCACCAAATGGAATGTCAAATGACACGCCAAATGTTAATAACATTGTGACAACACCTGTATTGAATACAAATAACACATTGTATTATTATGATGAGTGTATTGCTTTGCAAGAGCAATTTATTGAGTATTCAAAGACACAGATTTCTCGTGTTGATGTCACTAAAGGGAAAGTGAATAAAATTACTGCTGAGTGTATTCAACCAGAGAATGTGAATATTTGGTATGATGATGCTAACACTGGAATCCCATTGACACGTAATGGTGATACATATACACCAACTAAATTGAAAGCATCTTCACCACGTAACAACAAATACAACTTGAAATAATTGGAGGAATAGAATGTACATTAATAAAAACACTCATGAGATTTTATTCGATGTAATTCCAAAAGGGATTGATTGGGTTAAAGTTCCAGATGATGCGATGATGATCACTAAAGATAATGGTGGTTGTGTGACAGTGTGGAATTTAAAACTACATAGTGTGAACTTGGATGACGTATTTTACCCTAAATATTACAATCCAGAAAATGAAGAATGTATAATGACGTTCTCAGAATATGTTGAAAATGGGTATGAATTGTTGTGGAGTAAGGCTACGAAATGGAATAAAACAGAAAATAAAACACCAATGCGATTGGTATTAGATGTAAATGGTGAATATAAAGCGCGTAGTAACACTGGTGAAAGTGGTGACACATTTATCATGGATTTGTTAGATGGTGTTGAGGTGTTGACTAAACATGAAGATGATAATTTTTGGAATCAATGGAAACCATCTCAAAGCATGACAGATGATGAAGGTAAATGGGTTGAGTGTGGCATTTATTTTATAAACCGTAATTTTATGACTTACGACAACTATTTAAACAGAAACAAAGAAGACTTAATAGTCATTGATTTACGTGTTGAAACACAACATGGTGTTGAGATATTCGATCATAAAGTAAATACTGATTCTGGTTATACTCGTGATGCTGTACATGATTTCATACATGATAATGTGCATGATGTCGTACATCACCCAAAACACTATACAGAAGACCCTAGTGGTGTTGAGTGTATTCAACTCACATCTCTACTACCGTGTTGTCTTAGTAATAGCCTTAAATATTTGTGGCGCTGTGGGAAGAAAGATGAAGATTTACAAGAATTGAAGAAAGCTTTATTTTATATCAATTATTCAATTGAGAATAATTTGCCAAGCTTTATTCAAGGAGTTTCAGATACACTTGAATTTGAAAAATTGATTAAACAAGTTAAAGAATATTGGAATGGTGATAAATATATGTTTATTGATGCTCTGTATTGGGGGGATCAACCAACAATGAAACGAGCAATTGAAAATATGATATCTAATATTACATCAAATATTGAAAAATAATTTAAATTTATTCAAATACACTATTGACATCGTTGTTGATAGTGTGTACTATTAATTTCTTAACAAACACATTTAATGTTGTAGCAACAGCATTGTATCAAATGTATGTAAAATAAAATACACCAAAAGGAGTCAAAATGTCAAACACTACACCAACACTTAACACAGAAAACTGTACAATTGAGAATGTAACTTTCTTCTATGCTAAGTTAAAATCACCATCTTTTAAATATCAATCTAATACAGAGAAAGAATACTCTGTTACAGCTCTAGTTGATAAACCAACAGCGAAAGCTTGGAATAAGCAATTCCAGAAGCAGAAGGCTAAAGAAGTTGATTATGATGAGTTTGTAGAAAAGTATGGAGCTGAATTTGCTATTGGAGATGAGGAGCAATTCTTAATCACATTGAAGAAACCAGCACAATATAAAGATGGTAATCCAATTAAAGAGAACCAAATTCCACGAGCATTTATTGACAGTGGTGATGGTGAATTGGAGGATATCACATTCACTACATTAATTGGTAATGGTAGTAAAGGGGTTATTCAGTATGACGTCACAAGCAACGATTATGGCACATTCGCTAAACTTGCTGCAATTAAAGTTGATGAGTTGGTTGTTGTGGAAGAAGCTGGAGGAGCTGGTAGGTTTAATGTTCTTGGTAAAGTTAAGTCTCTAGCCGATAATCCTAATAAGGGGGAAGTAGTAGCATCTTCTGAAACAGCCTCAACTAACACTCCAGATGACGATGACGTACCATTCTAAAACACATTTATATGATTTAACACATTCCCATACGTGTTAAATATGAGAGAG